CGGCTTTGAAAGAGACATCCAGAATAGATTTCCAGAGAAGGGTCCCATACCTGATATATGGAAGCCCCAACTAGAAACTATTCCAGAGGAGATCTTTCGGTGGCTCCGGGATTCACCCGAATTCCTTAAGGTGCCCCCTAAGGACCGTGTACGTTGGGTGTGTGATACCGTAAGGCGCCACGCAACCAACTGTTTTACGATAAATGATCCTATGTATAAAGGTAAGTATGTGATAACAACACATAGCAGAAGCATGTTTTCCACGCATGCAGACCGCTGTGTCCAATATTACATTGGGGCGGCGAAGCATCCACTCTCAAAAGAGATGCCAAGCCTCCGCGAGCTCAATGAAATGAGCATTACCCTAGTACGTATATGGCCAACACCACCAAACATACGTCCCATCTCCATACCGGAGAAGGGACACAAAGTACGAGTGGCGACGTTGTCCATGTCGTGGGAGATTCAGACAGCCAAGAACCTGATGAGTCGGCACATAACCCTGTTGCGGGGTTTACGTGGGACAAAACAGGCCTTGAAGAATGGCGATCTGAAGCTTAGCCCTGGAGGTTGTAGATCAAAGATCTACAGCGCAGACCTCTCAAAGGCTACGGAGCATATCTCGCATCAGCTAGCACAATGTACATGGCGGAGCCTCTGTGCAGCCCTTCAGGAGCCTGAATGGGTTGTTCAAGCTGGGGTACACCTCCTTGGCGCCAAAATGTATAAACAGAGTGTTACAACACACTCTATTCATTTAGGACTCGGGATATCATGGATAATCCTGAGTATCCTAAACCTTTATGCAGCTAATGCGACTTCAGCTCCCGTCTCCACATATCAGATATGTGGGGACGACCTTGTCGGAAATTGGACACTGGCTCAGAAGAACCGGTACCAACAGAGACTCTCCGAGCTTGGCTTGGAGAGAAACTCCAGGAAAGAGTTCTACTCTGAACGAGGTGTGTTCTGCGAACGTCTCGTTCTTTCCAACGGCAAGGTCCTACCACGACTACTACTAAGTGATCTTCACGCGAGTGGTGTTAAGTTTTCACCAACCGCACGTACACTTATAGAAAAGGATCATCAAGCATTCGAGGCCCTGCATCGCAATGCACCAACCCTCCCACAGGAACGGGTCCATTTGAGTATGTCTACTCATCCGGGTCCTGTTGAGTTTGGGGGAGATGGGATTGCAAAGAGGGCTACTCGAACTCAGCTTAAACACGCATGTCGACACGGCTTAGTCGACCCCCATGACGCAAATGAAGATTGGCAGGAATTCTTAAAGGAGCATCCTCCTTTAAGGTATCCTACGTCAGACTCACAAGATCTGGAGACCGTCCGTATCGCAGTACTAGCACAGTCAAGCTTGCAGACATCGGTCCCCACCTCGCGGCGAGGAGTCCGACGCTTGTTAAGAGATCGTAATAAACCACTTCCAACAACGTTGGCAAGTGAGGTAAGCGCCTCACTTCGTCTTCCCCGGAAGATCAAGCGATTAACACGACTCTTAACTAGGCGTCGATCCGACGTTCCACAGTCTTATTGCTTACGCATCCAAAGAGGACTTGAGGCGGATAACCCCCGTTTCATCGTTACAAATGTAACAAATCCACAGGGATGTCAAGCAACTCTCGATGCGTCATGATGATAGCTACGCAGACGTTTTAGCGTCT